TGATTGCAGCCTCTTGCTTGTCATATCTAGACTTAATCTTATCTAAGCTTTCTCCAGCAATTGCTGCTGCATCAGAAAGCTTTTGCTGCTTATCGCCCATTGCTTCAGCGGCTGCCTGCAAAGGCTTGTTTGCTGCCTCTGCAGCCTTATCTATTGCTCTCATCTGAGACTCTGTTTGTTGCTGAGAAGTTAAAGACTCTAAATCAATTCTTAAACTTTGTGCCTTTTCAGTATCTCCAGTTGCAGAAGCATTTTGCATTTCAAGTCTAGTCTTTTCAATTTGTCTTCCTAGATCTGCATCCTGCTGTGCTGCCGACAGAGCTTTCTTTCTTGCTTCTGCAAGCTTGTTGTTTGCCTCTATTTGCTTGTTTAAAGCCTTTAGTCTATCTCTATCAGATATTTGCTGAGATACTGTTTGGCCCTTAAGAGCTTTTGTATAACTTGCAATTTGGCCCTTTAGTTTATCAAGACTTGCGTACTGTTCTTTTAGTATTCCAGTTCTATTTGTAGCCTGCACTGAATCTGATATGGCTGCAAAAGAGTCAGCAATTACTTTGGTCTGAGCTGCGTTTAATTTAGAAAGATCGCCATTGAATCCTTGTGCCTGAAGTCTAATTTTTTGCCAAACACTAACAATCGTATCGGATCCATTAATCATCTTCTTTACTTCAGGATTTGTCTTTGCCATTTCATTAATGGTCCCTTGTGTTATTGCAGTACCAGCCTCTTTAGACTTATTAATTTGGTCTATCATTATCTTTTCAGCTTCTGCGTATGTAAGAGATTTTGTTTTACCAGTTAAATCTTTGGCAACAAGTCTTTCTCTTTTAGCAATTAAATCGTTAATTCCAGTTTCAGTTGCCATAAGAGCAGTATTTAAAGATGCCGCCTTTTCTTTATTTCCTTGATCTTTTGTATCAGCACCAAAGCTAGTTACTGCTGAAACTGCAGCAGACTGCGGATCTGTAATTGCCTTAAATTGTGCATTGCCCATTGTTGCAGTAATTGATTGGTCTTTCTTGTTTGAAAGCTGCAACATGGTATAAACCTTTTTAGTTGCTTCATCTGCAGACATTCCAGCAGCAATTAGCTGCTCTTTAATTCTACGCACAGCATCTGGTACTTTGTTTGAAGGCTGGCGATCTAAAGCTTTAATTTGTTCCCCAAAGGTTTCTTTTACTTCTACCTTTAGTTTTTTATATTCTGCAATTGTCATTTGGAATGGTGTGCCACCATCTTTCATGCTCTGGTAAATTAACTTATTGGCATCAGCCATATCCTTTGCATCCTGAATAGTATCCTTAATTTTTGACCCAAAGTCTGTGAATCTAAGATTTGCTTTTTTGGCAGCTTCAGCAGTCATACCAAATGTAGATATATTAAGCTCTTGTCCCTTTTTGTAGTGTTGCCACATTTTAAATCCAGCATATCCTGCTGCTGTTACTGCTGCTAATGGAGCAATGAGACCTGCAGCTGCAGCTGCTGTTGCACCAAATCCTGCGGAAGCTAATCCTGCGGAAGCTGCACTAGCTGCTGCTCTTGTAGCAATTTTTCCTCCTATGCCCTTTACAATAGCTTGTCCGCCCATCATTCCAGCCATGCTACCCATCATTGCACCATTTTGTCCGCCAATCTTTTCTCCAACCATTCCGCCTACTGCCATGCCGCCCATCATTCCAACTGTGCTTCCGACGGCTCCTTGGCCAAATGTTGCTGGGTTTACTATTCCTTTATTTTGCAAATACTGAATTGGATGAAGCATGTTGGAAGTTGTGTATCTTGCATTTGCGGCAAAGTTTTGTCTTAGAGTAGCGCCACCATAAGCTCCTGGTGCTACAGCTGGAGGTGAAGCTGCCCAGCCTTTAACGTATGAGCCAGCTGCTTTAATCTGAGTCCCAACTGCTTTAGCAGTAGTAGAAATTTGTGAACCAATATACTTTATGCCATTCATCAATGGTGTAAGTGCTGACTTAATTTGTCCTGGTAATAGTCTTGCACCAACTACAAGTTGATCTCCAGAATACTTTATAACTCTTCCAGTCATCAGAGCATCTTTTTTAACACTTGTGCCAAATGCAAACAGAGACATTTCTATTTGTTTTGCAGCAGAAAGCAAAGCTGCCTGTGTCTTATTTAAAGTTGCATGCCCTAATGTAAGTCCAGGCATGTAAGGCAAAGATCCTTGCACTCCATAGGTGTTTGTTCTAACTCCGCCATTACCGACAACTGTTGTTCTTGATCCAGTCAGTGGGCCAGGCTTACGTTCAGGTGCCTCTACTGCGGCTGGTATATATGCTGCTGCACGTTCTGCCTTAGCCCTTTCTTGTGCTGCACGAGCTGCTGGGTTTCCTTTACGACCATATCCAAGTTTATTGCTTCTTACTAGTCCGCCAAGCATAAATCCTGGTATTATTTTTCCACTCTGCTGAGGGCTGAATATTTCTGGACCCTTTTCTCCAACTAAATAGTTTTGTCCTGGAGATACTGGGCCTCCCATCTCTCTCTTGCCATCAATGCCAAATATTTTTTTCTTAAGGTCATCTGTAATTGGGGTGTTCTTTTTTGAGTCCCAATTTAAATACTTCTTTCTCAATATATCTTTGTCTATTGGAGAAAGCTGCTTCAAAACATTTCTGTCTGAAATCATATCGCTGGCAGCAGATCTAATTACTGCATCCAAAGCGTCTGGCTCAAGGCCATTCTTTAATGTGCCATCTGGCATCTTTACATAGCCGTACGGCTTTTCTTTTGCTAAAGCTGCCGCAAACTTATCGTATAAAAGCTTCTGAGTATTTTTTCTTAATCCAGTCCCAGCAAACAGTGTTTCGGCCATCTTAATAGACAGAGAGTTTACTCCCCATGGAGCAGACTCATACATGCTAGGCTTTGGTGCGCCAGTTGGGCCAAATCCTGCGCCTATTCTCTTCATGGCCAATCCCTTTAATACATTGCCAATAAGGCCTCCGCCATTAAATCCATTTAAAGGAGTTTTAAAAGAATTATCGCTTAGCGATATGGAGTGACCTCTTTGACGTATTCTAAGCTCAGCCTCATCTCTTAATTTCTTTAGTGCTGCTGGAGTTAATGCTCTGGCTTCTGCAATCTTAACTGAAGAGTGAATGCCATGAAATTCTTGCCAATTAACTCTTCTACCATCTTCTAATCTTTTAACCATTGCGGCATAAACTTTAGCTTCATCTGGAGTTAAATCAAATTTAGATATTGTAGAACGTAGCTTTGGAAGAACTTCGTCAATTTCATCTATCATTGCTTTGTGATACTGTTGTGGAGTCATTCCCTTTGGAATTGCTAATGTAGACTCCGCAAAGAATCTCTTTGCTCCACCCTTTACTCCTAGTAGATTAACTCTTGCTTGATCTTTCATGGACGGCATGTCGTCTGAATAAGCTCTATTGCCAGAGGCTGTTTTAAATACTCCAGCAGTTCCTACATCATTTAATGTGCTTCCATATAAATTGTCTCTGCTTAGGTCTTTGTCTCCTCTGAGATTTGCGGCTACAAGTTGCTTGAAATAATCTTTTTTAGTAAACTCTTTAGACTGCTTTGCAAAAGCTTCATCATATGGAGATTCAAGGACAATAAGCTTTCTCTTGCCAGTTGGATCTGTTGGATCCATCATGGTTCTAATTTCTTGCCTTGGAGCATTTAATCCATGGGCATCTCTTGCTATTATTGTTGCACGTTGTTCTGCTAAAGCTGCAGTTTCATCAACCATAGGCTTAACAAATACTCTGGTACCATCTGCCTTTTCGTATACTCCACCAATTCCTGGAACTGGGAAGCTTCTTCCAGAACTTGGAGATACCATCTTTCCAAAATCTGTTGGAGGCATATCTGCAAATCTGCTTGACCTTAAAGATGAATTAATATCTTCCATAGTAAGTCTTGCTTTTCTTTGTTGTTCGACAGCCTTAAATGATCTAGGCATTCCCAAGAATAACTTGCCATAACCATATCTACCCTTTTGTACCATTCCGCCAATCATGCCACCGCTATTAGCAAGGGCCACTCGTCTTCCTCTTACCATTACGTATCTAGGCTGGGCGGCAGTTTTAGGCTTAGAAGCCGTTCTAGACTCTTTAAATATCTTCATATTGCCACCAAGGGCTCTAACAAGGCTCTCTGGTATTGGAGCTTTACCAGTCCATTTTCCAGTTGCAATCCATTTTTCAATTACTGGTATATGTCTTCTGTAATCATCTACATCTTTAAATCCTAATGCATTTGAAATTTTGTGTGCACGAGCTAAAGCCTCATCTTGAGTAAGAGGGACTACATCATCTACGATTCCTCGCATTTGTAGTCTATTGCCTAATCTATTAAATGGGTCGTGTGCAGCTTCTCCAAAATAACCTCTAGCTGCTGTAGGCCCAAAACCTCTTTCTAGGTGAGCTCTGTCTGCTCCAGCATGAATAATAGCACCAGGGAATTTACGCTTAAGAACATTTAATATTTGTCTTCTAACAACTGGGTCAGCTTGAGCCTTAGATCTTCTATACGCTTGCCACTCTTTATCATTCATGCCCTTTGGTCTTTGAACAACGAGCTCAGGGAAGTTTTTCTGCATAAACTTTCTTTGCGCTTCTGTATAGCTTAATCCTTTGCCAGTTCTTAAATGCTCTTTATGGCTTTCTAGTGATTCTCTGACAGCTTGCTCTGCAATCATAACTGCCTTTTGTGGAGTCATTTGTGGATCTTTAGAGAACTGCAAAATTGCAGCAGCATCATTTTGAATTAAGTTTGGAACCATATTATCTGCATAGCTTCTCTTTACGCTTGTCAAAGAATCTAAGTACGCATTTGTTTTTTCAAACTCAGAAAATCCTCTTTCTGGACCAGCAAACATATCCTGCATCTTGCCATAATTTCTAATACCTCTTGTAACCATTCCGCCAATCATTCCGCCAGCATTTCTTAATTGAACTCTTGAGCCGCTATTAGCCTTGTCCAGAATATCTTTATTTGCTGCTGTGAACTCTGGATCAAAGTAAGTCTCTTTTGGAGTAAGTATTGCATCAACAACTTTTCCTCCACCATTATAAGGGTTGGCAGCAGCTCTTACTAAATCAGGATTGTTGCGTGAAGCCTCCTGGTTAAGAATATAGCTTCCTTCTGGAAGTTTTGCTGGCACCATGTCATAATCTATATTTGAAGGTCCTGGAACAATTGCACCATGCTTTGAAGGATCGTAAACTAGACCTCCAGTATTTAATCTTCTAGGCATTGTTGTTTGAATGCTGTATCCAGCACCAGACGTTCTAACTCCCAAGCTTCTTGCAATTGCATCCACCATCTTTGAAGTTTCTGTTTTGTGGAAAAGCTCTTTCATATTAGACTTGCCAGATGCGCTTACAACTGGCTGTGTTGTTAATGGAACTGTTGTTAGACTCAAACTTCTTGCTTGTGCGGCTGCAACTCCTTGAGCTGTTTGAACCATCATTGCTTCTACTTGTGCATTTAATGCAAATATCTTTGCTCTTGCTGTCTCTACTGTAATCTTGCCAGCTTGCAACTGCTTAACAATTAGCGCTGTCTCGTCTGCCGCTAAAGATGTTATCTTTGTCATTTGCGGAAGAAGTGCTTGATATGAGTCTGATAGTGATGCTGTTACTGTACCAGTTGCTGCTACTTCAGTCTTAAGTGTTGCTAGTTCTGCTTTTGACTGCATAGCAATAGCTGCAGTCATTGAGTGCCACTTTGCAGCTTCTGCTGCTACTACTCCAGTTGACACTCCATTTACAGAGCTTACGCCTGGGACTCTTGGAAGGTCGTCTGACATATAAAGCTGTGGGGCATTTGAAATTCTTTGATTGACTGGCTTAGGCCCAGGAACTGTTGAAAAAATTGTTTCATCTGCTCTTTGTTGCGGCGTCTTAGATCCAGTTGGAATCATGTGAGACATATCTCTAGAGTATGGCTTTCCTACAAGAGGATTATTTTTATCTACAATTCTTCCACCGCCTGCCATTACTGGATTCCCAGCAACAGTTGACATACTGTTTGATGTGGCAATGGTAGAGCTCATAGCGCTTTGCTTTAGCTTATCAAATGAGGATGCTAATGACATAACTGCATTTGAGAATGTTGCTGCAGCTTTTGTATCACTATAGAATGACTCTTCTACAGTTTTAGCAGCAGCAGATGCTGCCATAAGTTCTGGAGTGAGTAGTTTAAACCCTGTTCCTCCCTTTCCTACATTTTTAAGAGCCAAAACTCCCTTAATTATGTATCCGAAGAAGTTGGCAAGTACACCAGTAAGCATGATTATTGGACCAGCAATTGCTGTAAGCCCACCAATAAATCCTAGTACAGCTTTAATAGGTCCTGGCAAATTTCCAATAAACTTTAAAATTCCATCTATGGCGTTTAATACAAAAGCTCCTATTTTTAGGAACTGCTCACCAACTACAGCAAGCTCTGCCTTTACAGACTCAAGAGCTCTTCTGTATTTACCAGATGCTGATTCTGTAAGTGCCGTTAATTCTCGTGCAGAAATTGCTGCTAAATCTTGTGTGCTTGCCTTCATCAAATCTAATACTTGAAGCGTTTGGCTTCCTTCTTTGCCAAGATTTTCAAAGAGGGCGTTAATTCTTGCAAACTGGAATTTACCAAATAACTGCTCAATAGCTCTTGCTCTTTGCAGTGGTTCAAGTGAGTCTAATGAATCCTTGAGGGCCATAATCGTGCCAGTTAAGTTTCCAGCATTTTTATCTACTATACCGCTTAAATCAATTCCAAGACCCATAAACATTTCTTTTGCAACCTTTGTAGGGTTAATGACAGAAGCTAAAGCAGACTTTAATGCATTAGCACCTTCTGAAGCATTGATTCCACCCTCACGCATAGCAGTTAAGTACAGCGCAAGATCTTGTACGTCTCCGCCCAATGCTTTTACTACTGGACCTGCTTTTGGAATTGCTGTTACTAAGTCTTCTAGAGTTGTAGAAGTTTGGTTTTCAACAGCATTGAGGAAGTCAATAGATTCAGCAAGCTCCATCGTATTCTGACCAAACGCTGTCTGAATAGAAAGAGTTGCCTTCATTGCTTCTTGTCTGTCTACTTCACCAAGGATAGCAAGTCTTGTTGTCTGTCTTGTAGAGTCTATAAGCTCTGTGCCTTGCTTTCCAGTTGCAGCAATATCTGCAGCAAGCGCAATGGTCTCAGTAAAGTTTGCTCCTAATCCAGAAGCTAATTCTCTAGATACTGCCATTACATCTTTACGAACTTGAAGAAGATCAGCACTTGATGTTGCAGTTAGTCCGCCATAAACCTTTGTAAGTCTTACAAGCTCTTCATCTGCCTGCCTAAATGCTTTTGCAGCGGCCATACCAAAAGCTGCGAGAGGAACAGTTAATCCTACTGTTAGCTGGCGACCAGCCCACTGCGTATTCTTACCCCAGTTGATAAGCTGATTTGATCCATCCATCATTACCTTGTTCATGATGGAAAGCTCTTGTCTTAAAAGAGCTGATTTATTCTTTGTAATGTCTAGTCCAGATTGAACCATTACGTTGTACTGCATTAATCCTTGTGCATTTTTACCAATAGGCTGGATTATTGCATTCTCAAGCATAACCTGTTGCTTAGCAAGGTCTCTAACTAATGAGCTAGTCTTTTGTGTATGTCCCTGCCATGTTCTAAAGTACTGGCCTAGCTTCATTCTACCGCTATCTAGGTTTTGTCCAAACTTAGATACGTCTGATGTTAGTGTTACAAAGTGTCTAGAGAACTGGCCAGTGGAGCGCATGGTTTCGTCAAACTGACGATTCATGACTCCAACCTGGCTAGTTAGATTTTTATTTAAACCAATCGTTGTTGCTTGGAGTTTTAAGAGTTGGGCAGTAACCGCTTGTAACTGCGCTGTAAGGCTAGAAAAATTAGCCGTCGCAGTTATGTTGGTTACTATGTTTTGATCTGCCAACTCTTACTCCCTTTTGTATCCGAGTCCTGCTCCGATACCAAACCCTGCTTCTGATGCAAACTGACCCTGTAATGAAACAACGTCAGATGCATCTGCAGTTATTCCAAGAGCTTTCCGTCTTACGTCTTCAAAGCTCTTGCCTTGTTCTTCTTCGGCGCTATCAAGTTCTACGCCTTGTATTGCGGCCAAAAACTTTCTTTTTTCTGATTCAGACTTTTGCATAGATTTAAAAGTTTGAATCAATTCTGGCATTGAAAGATTATCTTCCAACTCTTCGTAATTCTTATAGTTTCCTATTAGAAATACTTCTCCTTCTAATGCAGCTAGATCTAGTTCTGACCAGCTAGAACCGCTGCCGCTAGCAAATTTGGATCATCCATCTTGATACCACCGCAAACTTCAAGGATACGATTGATTGTAGGTACGTCTAGCACATCTTCAAATGCATCTCTATCTGCTACCAATTCTGGGAGCTGCTTTTCTAGTGCTACTGCACAGGCATCAATTAGGATTGTCAATGTCTCGTCTTCTGTAGTTACTTCTGCTGTCTTGCTGATAGCGGCCATAAACTTTCTAAGCTCTTTAATTGTTAAAGGCTTTAGCTTTACTGTTGCGCCATTTTGTAGTTGAATTTCTTCTACATCATATACTGTTGTTGCCAATTTAATCCTCCTAGGATATTCTCTTAATTATTGTATCATATTAGAAATACCAATACAATGGTAAAACCCCCCTAATTTCTTAGGGGGGTTTTATTAATTAATAAATTAATTATACTGTCAAAACACGGTCTACGATGAATCCGTATTCCTGTCCTGCATTTGCTGAGTCACCTGATGGAAGCAAACGGAATGTTACTGGGAATGTTGATGCTGCGTTACGAGCCAAAGAGAACTGTGACTGTTGTACAGAAAGAACACGACGTGCATAGTATACACGCTCAGTTGCTGTTGCTTCAGATGTTGGTGCCTGTCCTACTGCAATGAGCTGACGCTCTGTTGGAGCCTCACCAAGTGCACCACCAGCAAGTCCGAGCTTGTCGGTTGCTGTTGCGCCTGTTCCTGCAGATGTAAGTGTATTTGAGCGCTGACCGAATACTGTAAGAACGTTCTCTAGAGTACCTTCTGCCATTTCTGTTGCGATCATAACTTCCATTGACTCCTTGAAAAGCTTTGCTGTATCAAGAAGCTGATCTACTGTTACTGAACCGTATGATGGGTTGTATGTAACCTGAAGACCGTTGTTTGTGTAACCTACGTTACGGTATCCGAATTCTCCAGCTACCTGGTCGATATCGTTAAGTGTGTTGGTAAAAGAAATTCCAGATTCATAAGCGTAATCGCCTGTACCTGGCTCTGCATTTTCTACATATCCTGCTGTTGTGATGTCGATGTTCGAAAGGAACAATGGTGACGCACCAACAAGAATATTTTTAGCATTACCTGTATTTTGTGCCATGTTGTAAAACCTCCTGTTAAATAAATATATATATATTGACTTACTTTAAATTAAGCTGGCTAGGCTCTTTTCCTCTTGGTATAATTTTATCTTACAATCAACTAAAAGGCAAACTATTCAAATCTGCCGTCTGGGCCAACTACCCTAGAGTATTTGACCTCTAGGATTACATCTGCAGCCAGAAAGCCTGCTAGCTCCTCTGATGGCTCAGTAGGGGACATGTCTACTATAAGGGTATTATGAAATATAATCTTGTCTGTAGTTTTTGACCTATTTAGGTCCCTAGCAGAATCATCCATTCTTCTAAACACATCCATCATCATATTCCTAATTGCATTTATCTCAGAATGATCCACTGAGTATATTGTGAAAGATATCTTTTCGCAGCATATCATCCAGTTTTCCTCATAGGTGCTACCTATTTTGTCATAGACTATATGAGTCTTGCCGCTTAAAAATTGTGAAAGCTCTGGAGCTTGCTGGACTGGAATAATAGGAATTATTGATTCTCCTAAATTATCACTATAATATGAGTTAGGGTCTACAAGGCTATTAAGTATGAGCTCCTGCCATAAATGCTTTCTAATTTCATACATTGCGTCTATGCTATAGTTTACCATTATACTACTCCTCCAAATTTTTCTGTTAGTGCCGCTTCTGCTTGCAGTCTAATTGTACCTGGACTAAAAGAATAACGCACCTTGGCTATAGAAGAAGGAACCTTCATTGCCTTTTCAAATTTAGCGCCGAATAGATTTTGAAAGCCAGATGCCTTAATAGAACTAGAAACCATTGGGCCACTAAAATATCTGCTATAGGCTAAATCAAATTGATTTGTAGATGCTTTACCGCCAGGACTTCTTACTGTAACGGATTTGCCTTTTGGCATAAAAACAACTTCTCCATCTATTTCAAAAACTAGTCTCTCTGCAGATTTTGGCCGAATAATAATTGGCATTCCCTTTTCCATCACGGAAGCCTTATTGGCAAAAACATACCTGCTTGTCTGATTTCTGTTTTTTGATGGCACAGATGTCTTAGATATTTTTAGCTCATAATTTATTCTAAAAGATAATCCCATTGATTCTAGCTTATTTAATTTATATAGCCTGCTATTAGGCTGTCCAGTCTTATTCCATTCATACACATGATGCAATGCCCTCGGCTTTGTTCTTGCCTGAGAATCTATGAATAAGCCAAAGTCTTTGTCTATCTGGTTAAATATTGTTGTTTTAAAAAGTCTTTGAAATGATTGATTTGATGTTAGCTTTGCAGCAACGTTTGACTGATAGTATAAAAATGCAGATATTTGTGCTACCGTGCTATCTTTTAAAACTCCAGCAGCTGATGCACCAGTCATTAGTCTTTCTAGCCCAGATGCTGCCTGTAATAATGCTACTCCGCTAGTCTCCAATTATCTGATTCTCCGACCTTTTGGCAATTGAATTATATGCCATAAGTGTTCCAAACGGATCTGTTATAGGAGTTGAGCTTACTATTTCAAATACTGTTGGTGTGTCGTTTGGATAATTTAATTCAAACCATATTACATTGTTTGAAGAATCTCTAATGTTAGATATCTTCTGTCTGTATGTGAGCCTTGACTGAGTTCTTATCTCTATGGTCTGCTTGTCTGAATATTTAGATGATATTATTTGGCTATCACCGCTTCTAGTTGTAGAAGAGTTAGAAATCATTCCTTTTGCAAAACAAGGTATAGTCTTTTCGTATATCCAGGACTTCTTGATAGCACCAGTATTTTGGTCCTGGTAATCCTCTTGCATATATACATCTACCTTCATATTGAAAATAGAATCGACTAGGTTGTTCATATTAAATAACTACCATTTTGTTTGTGACATATGGAAGTAATAGCTGGTCTGCATAGTTATTGCCTGTGCCGCTAAATGCAGACGTATCATATTGGAACTGCCAGTCAAATGTCTGGATACTCTTAATATACTTATTGCGCCACTCTTTATCTTTAGAGAAAAAGTCTCGCATTAACTCAATACAAGCAAGCTCTACCTCGTCTGGGACATGTTCCCATCCGTATCTACCTGCAACTCTATACGTTCCTCCATTTATAAACATGCCTCTTCCGCTGTCATTAATGCTTGGAGGAATCATTCCGTTAGCATAATACACGACGTTGTCTAGAGCGTTAGATCTATCAACTCTTAGGCCAAAGCCACTCTCAGATATTGCAACTGGCATATTTAAATTATTAATCTCATTTATATTGTCTACAAGAAGCATGTCATTTAGATAAAGCTCATGTAACTGGTTGATTTTGTATGGCAGTGGCAGAGTGTCTGCACCAGTTGAATATACAACATTAACATCGTCATACAAATGGAACTGCTGACCAGTGTAATTTTCAATTAACTTTCTAGCATATCTTTCTGCAGCAATTAAATCTGCAAATGTTTTATAGTTGGGGTCAGATTGATCAAATCCAAATCCAAGAGCATCTGCTGCCTGAGTTAGATCTGCGTATGGCTTTACTACAAATAGCTTATGCTCTTTTGTTACCGACTCGCCCTCTACCTCATATTCCCAAACCAGCTTCAAAGATCTAGGTCGGTCTGTAAGAGATAGAGGTGGGTATACAGCGTATACCCCGAAGTCTGTATCAATTTCTTCTGCTTCTTGTGTGTCCAATATGGCAGCTGGATTTATAGAAGGAGCAACTGCTGGGTCTTCTGTTATGTCGTAAAACTTAACTGTTGGCAGTGAATCTGCCTTAGCTATGCCGCCTTTCCAAAAGACTCTTTGCTTTACTGGAGCATTTGTTCCTACTATAATTTCCATGTTGTGTGATTAAGATTAGCCGTAGTAATCCTGTACTTCTTTTGGTGTGGCTAAACGAAACCCCTCCTCTTTATCAAAAATTTCTTGGGCAGCATCCTTATGCATTGCTACGAAAGGGTGGTCCTGAGTAAATGTGTGGCCCATAATATCGTATCTAAAGTTTGCTCTTGTCATCATAACCAATACTGTATCTTCTGTGCGCTCTGCCTTTGGATCAAATACTGGAAGGACTTCAATCTCTTCTTTTGCATCCTCTACATCTTTAAGTGTCTTTTCATACACTGCGTATGTAACACCTTCTTCTGCTAGAGCTGCGATTATGTCTTGCTTGTTCTTTAGGCCTTCTGTTTCAACTGCGAACTCTTCTGCAATTGATCTTAATTCTGCGACCTTTAATGTGTCAAAAGACATTTATTACTCCTTTTTCTAGGTAAAACCATTATAGCATTGTATAATTAAAATGAAAAGCCCCCAAAATTAATTGGGGGCCTTTCTTGATTAATTCCTAATTAGGAAGCAACCTTAACGTTCTTTACAACTACCCAAGCGTCTGCCTGCTCGATCTGAACGCCAACACGAGTATACATTGTGTACTCGATTGAGTCCTTACGTGGCCAGAAGAAGCGGTAGACTGTTACGTCACGCTTTACACCAATAACAACGTTATTAGGGAATGTCAAGTGGACGTCACCGTGTGAGCCAGTTGCATTTGCGTAATCACCAGTCTGTGTTTCTGGAAGAAGTGGAACTTCAACAATTGGAATACCGAATGCGTATGGGGCTACGTAGCCTGCTGGACCTGAAACAGGTGCAACTTCACCACGGATGATGCCTGAAGCAATATCCTGTGGGTTAACATTCTGGATGTTCTGTGATGTTGAGTATAGGTAATCCTGGATCAAGTTTGATCCTGCAAGGAAGCGTAGGTCTGTACGACGCTGCTTGTACTTACGTGGAAGTGCCTTAAGTGCTGAGTTAAATACAGCACGAGAAAGTCCAGCACCAGCTGCGTCAACTACGTGACCGTTAGCCTTAGACTTCTTTACTACACCGTCAAATGCCTTGTAAAGAGCATCTGATGAAAGTGATGTGTTACCGTTAAGAAGAACATCTTCGATGTCATTTCCAGCCTGAGTTGCCATCATACGTGCGATGTGGTCTTCTAGATCTGGACCTTCGATGTTGTCTTCTAGTGACTCTGTTGAGAGTTCCCAGTCAAGACGAAGCTTCTTTGTTGTGAGAGAGATCTTTGAGAATGTAACTGCTGCGTTTGATGCAGTGTTGTCACCTTCTGTAGCGAGCTTCATAAGCTTCTCGCCGACGCCGACTCTGTCGATTTCTGTTGTGTCTGACTTCATTCGGACAGTACGTGCGACCTTACCAATTACGGTTGCGTCGAACATATAGTCTAGGAAGCGAGCTGATTGCTCTGGATTAAGAAGACCACCGTTGCCATTTTCAGACGCAGTGTGAATGCCTTCTCCACCAGTTGTTGATGCGAAAGTACCTGTAGCTGTTGTTCCAGCTGCTATTGCTTTCTCTAATGTTTCATTGCTCATTATAATTTCACCTACCCTAGTTAAATATTTCGTTTACGGAACCGAGGAAAGAACCGTTCCATTTTGATTTGTTTGTTGTTGCTACCACAGACCCGCCGAGGTCTGAGGACTTCTTAATTGCTGTATCGCCTTCTACGGCATCTACACGCTTTTGAACACCATCAATGGTGCTCTTTATTTCTGTTACAGCAGCACTTAGTGCACTGTGCTTTTCTGCTAACTCTGTAATTTGAGCATTTACGCCCTTGCTAAAAGTCTCTACAGTTTCTTTAATTTCTGAAACCTGTACTGCATTTGCCTCTGTAGCCTTGCTAAGAGTATCTGCAAAGAATCCCTTTAGGTCTACTAACATTTTTGCAAAATCAGGCTCTTCAACTTCTACTGCAGCATCTGCTTGAGGAGCATCAACCGACTTAAAGACATCTACAGAAGCAGAGTCTGCATCTTCTGCTGAATCAGCAGCTGGTGCATCTTCGACAGCGGGAGCATCAGATGCTACTACGGTCTCTTCAACGATTGCTTCTTCTACAGCTGGTGCTTCTGCAACTGGTGTTGCTTCTACAACTGCTGGCTCTTCAGCTTTTACGTTTAGTTTTTCCACTTCATTACCTCCTTGTACGTTTGCCTGTTTTGCTATTGTTTGTGTTGCAGGCAACGGAACTCTTGACTTCTTAAATGAAGCAAGAATCTTATCTATCTCTTTTGATTTGTTCATGTCTGAGCTTTCAACCCAGCCAATTAGCGTAGCTTCTTTTCCAGTAACTGGAGAAGAGTATGTCTTGTCTGTCGAGATAAAAACAGAGTCGCTTTCTTCGCAATAAAAAATATTTTCTGTGACTACATCTGCTGCCATACCTTTAAATATAAGCTGACCATTCATTTTTTCAATTGAAACAATGTTGCACATTTCGTTTGCTGGAGAATCTACAATTGACAATTCTACAAGATCATATTCTTTGATGAATCTAACTGCTTCTCCTGTTGCTTTATTTACTTCGTTATCTGAGTCTTTAATCTTTCCGCCGATTGAAAAGCCAGAAAGAGTGCCGTCAAGAACTTTTTCCCAAGTATCTTGTGCACCCTTTGAGATGTATGATGTTACATAAACTCCATTGTAAAAAGTTTGAGACTTTTGGTCGTAGTATGTTTCTGGCTTGAATGAAACAACTTTGCCAACTGCAAGAGGCTGATGCATCTCTCTTAGATTTCCTCTAAAGCTTTCGAATGCTTTGATACTTGCTTCTGCAGTAACTACGTCTCCTGTTTGATCTACATTGTCTAATGTAGCAAATCCAGAAACAGTTCTATTCTCCCTATTCACTTTTGTGAAAGGGACAGCTAAATGAATGTTTTGGCCGTCGGAGGACCACTGAGCTTTTTCAATGTTCATATGCTTAATTTTATACGTGTCTATCTAAAAAAGCAAATAGCAGTTGATTAGGTTTAGTCAACCTTTTTGCCATCTCCCTTTGCATTTCTGCCTTCTCCAACTTTATCAGAAGAAGCGGCAGACCTTTCGGAATCTCTAGCCCTTGTCTTTCCAGCAGTTGCCTTTTGATCAGCTGCCTGCTGTGGCTTTAATTCCACCATTTCGTCTCCGCCTTCTACTGGGATCATTCCCTTTTTAATTCTAACCTCGTTTGGAGTAATTACCTGCATACGTAAATATCTCTCATCTATTTGCGACTGAGTATCTTCGTCTGTTAAGGTTAGCTCCTCGAATTTAATTTTGAGCGCATCTGTCTTTTCCTCAATAATAGAATTAACTCTTTTTTCTAATCTCATTTGAGCTGGTCGGCAAACCTGCTCTTTAAATGTTTTATCAGCATCTCTAGCATTTGCCAAAGATACTCCTTCTGGAACACCAATCTTATTAATAGGGACTCTATGGGCTAATAGTATTTCATCTCTATTTGACTGTCTGTAAATATTAAATGATGATTCCTGTGCACCAGCTTCTACTGGCTCCATCTTAAACTCAACTTTATTATCTGGTGTATCTGCTGGAAGAGGGATATAAAGCGATCTATGGTTCTTGCCCTTTAGTCCAACCTGGAAAAACTCTAGAAGCTTTCTTTCTGATTCTGGAGAAAGCTTAGCACCCTTTACTGTAATAATGTATCTTGGGACCGCTTTGTTTTCAAAGTAGTCAAGGTTATACCTACCAGCAAATTCATTTCCAGCAAGCGCCATCTGTGCCGCTACAATATCTGGGATTCCGTAATAGTTATTCATTGGAGTATATTTTTTTAAATGAATAATTTCATTTGGACGATCTTCTACATCTCCAATTGGATTTGGAGTTTCTGTATCTCCAAAGTTTCTAAAAAATACTGCCTTGCCATAAAGCAACTGCATAAAACCGTCACGAAGTCTTCTGACTCTCATGGTCTTAGAAGGGATATGTCCAATATATCCAATGTCTCCAGCTGTAGTTCTTCCAATTTCAATATACCCATTGCCTGTGGCTTCAAGGTCTGTGTACACCTTAATTAATGTCTCTGTAAATGTATCTTCATCGTTTGTTGAGTCAAGCCAGTCTTGGAGATCTTGCTTAAGCTTATTTAGCTTTCTACGAGCTCGCTCTAACTGCTTGTCGTCTGTTATTGCGTCGATAGCATCATTGGTTTTTCTTGTCTCCATAAAAGAATATCCGAGACCAACAATGTTTGCTACCTTCGCATTGATTGCTGCATAATTATATGTTGATACTTCGTAAATTTGCGAAAGGTATTCTAGGTTATATATAGGCTGTACAAGGTCAAACATTGCATAGCCAGTAACTGCTTGCTGGAGAAGATTTTGTTGAGTTCCAGATCCGTCTTTACCAGTAAATGATTTTGCAAAATCTCTATTTGCTTTTCTTTTGAAGTTTGTGCCCAAGCCTCTAACTTTTTTAAGATCTTCGATACCTATTGCAAATGGATCAATATGGTCTTTTTCTTTTTTAAATGAAAATAAATCTGAGCTATTTTTTACAGATACTTCATAGGTATCGTCTGGTCCATCTTCTAGAAACTGTGTCATTTTACAGCTCCTCTTCTTAATACTGAGTCCTTATACTCTCCAATATCTAGAGGGTCAGGGGTAAGACCCCACTTAAGTCTTTGGTTTTGGTATTCAAATTCTTCATCATCAATCTTTCTTCTTCCAGATAAAAACTTTGGCTGTCCTTCATATATGCCATAATGCCTTACTGCATCTGCTAACGCAGCCATTCTGGAGCGATTACCCTTTTTAGAAGTTATCGATAAAAAGTTTCCGTCATCGTCGCCAATCCATCTACCGTCTGGCATTTCCCATACGTATATTCCGAGTGTCGTTTCCTCGATTATTTGACTTTTTTGATTTAAGATGTCCATATGTTAAATAGTTTACCATTATTCCTGATAAAAGTCCAGCTTGTGTGCACTGGAATGCCAATATTTATTAAATTCTGCAGTATATCAGTCAAAAGATCTTACGAAGTAAGCAGTGCTGTCAACTCCAGAGACACTTTCCTGAACTGTGATTCCTGGATCAATTACTGTAGATGCGTTATCTGAGCAATAAAGCTTATAGTTTTTTGTAGCCTCTTCCAAGCTAAAGGCATTTTCATAGAATGCTATGTTGCTATAGGTATTGGAGCCTCCATATACGAGTCCATCTTGGCTCTGGTTAAACTTAATGTTTGTGGCGGTATCAGACAAGGTAAAGATTATATGATGAGATACGTTATCAAGGAGGAAGGATGATGTATTTGTCTGATTTGATACATTTACCCCATTTACGTAAAATGATGCAATTCCAGTTTTGGTTACATCTCCATTGGCCGCCCATTTTATTTCTGAAGAATCTGAAGAAAACAAAACATTGGCTCCATCTCTTGGAGTAAAAAACATCTCTATTGTTCTTGGCTCAATAGGGAGTTCTGCGGAAAAGCCGTGTCCAGAATGCATTGATAAGCCATTGTATTTATTTTGCATTCTAACTGGGTAATTAAAATAGCCTAGTGAGTAGTCATAATCTGAATATATCCTTGCTCCAGAGTTATCTGAATAGCAGTCTTTATTAGAATACATATCTATATCTAGTCCAGTAAAATGTGGTAGATCGAAAGAGGAGTCTTCTGTACTCATTGTAATTCTTATATCCATTATAGGGCTATTTAAATTTTGGTTTTTATTATAATATGGGATTGGTGCATTATTTTTACATTCCGCCCAATCTTCACCTGGAACAGAAACTTCAACTAGTATATTTTCTACATCTTGACCGTAGGATATTCTAGAAGAAACAATTAGCTCTGGATTGGTAACATACAGCCTGTCTTCAAATACAAAAGATTTTGTCTCATTCAATTCTGTCTTAGAAAATTCTATTCTATTGTACTCTGGATTGTAGTAAGCATCTCCTGAAGCCATTTCAGCCAAAGACTTGATGCCAGGATATCTGTAAGATATGTCTGGCTTTATTGAGAAAGAGTTTAATGAAAACAAAATACCGTCTTTAGAATAAACAATTTGAGAATACTTTGTTTCTTTGTACCCAGCAATATAGTGTTTTAATACTTTAGAGGAATCTATTTCATAGTTATAAATGGCAGCAGAGTCTACTATAAACTTCTTGCCTGTATTGGCTGGACCCAGTGCTATGTCCATAGATTCATTTGTAAATTTAAATCCAGCAGTAATAAACTTTTCATCGACTAGGTATCCGTTAATATATAGCGAGATTTTGTCCTTAGAAAATACACCTACAACATGCATAGCCTTATTTTTAGATATCTTATGCAATACATAATCTGCTGCACTGGATTTAAAAATTATATTTTCGTTATTAAAGAATATTCCTATATTGTTTGTAGCGTCTCCAATAACTAAATACTCTTCTAGGTCTGAGTAATCTGGGCTAAACCATATCTCTAATGCAAATGGGCTATCTGGGTTTTTATTTGTACCAATGCCTAGTGCTTTGAGTTTTACTTGAGATAATTCATTTATTTCAGTTCCTCTTACTCCAGCGCCAATAATGGGAAGGACTTCCATATCAGAAGTTTCAATAGCATAACCTTCCATTGAGTTACCAGAGTAATCTATTATTGGAAGTCCACTAACTGCTGCGTATGATATTCCATTATCTTTTAGATCTTGGTATGTTGCATAAAGTGTACGTAAATTATTATATGTTCCAGCTTCGCCAGAACGAACCTCATCCAACAAAAAGAAAGCAATCGGATTATCTTGCAAGACAGTATATTTATATGACATGTCTTACTGCTCTTCTAGTGCTTTAACTCTCGCTGTAAGCTCTTGAACTGCTTTAATTAATGGAGAAATAAATTGATCATACCTTAAACCCTGCATTGAATCTTCTTCTGACATGTCCATTTGAACCCAGCCAGCAAAATCTTCTACCCCAGATTCATTTAATACTTCTTTTACTTCTTGAGCAATAAGGCCGTAATGTGTTCTTGATCCAGGGACAGAAACAATATCTCCATCAACTATTTCTTTACCGCCTTCAATAAACTTATACTTTACTGGATTTAAATTATTTATAAAATCAAGCCCTAGGTCTGAAGATGAGATGCCTGTTTTTAATCTTTGATCTGATGTATTAATTGTTCCAGTGTTAGAATATATTGTTTTCCAAAATCTATTTGAGGAAACACCAGCACCCGCATCTATTGGCTGACCGATTGAATACAAGTTATTTGCCAGAGGGTACCAATTTGAGTTTACTCCATAACCAGATGTGGTTGGAATATTTAATGAAATAGTTGTAGGAATTGGATCAATAGTCGCACTTGATCCAGGAATACCTTGTGGGCCCTGTGGACCAGTTGCTCCTGTTGCGCCTCTTGGAATCGTAAATGCAAATACAGCATTTGTTGATGTGCCAGTATTTGTTACAGATGCATTAGTGCCTGATGCACCAGTTGTAGTTGTTCCAACTGCAACAGTTGTTGGTCCAGGAATACCTTGTGGGCCTTGCGGTCCTTCTGGACCTTGTGGTAAAACTAAATTTAGTACTTGTTCTGGACTTGATCCAGTAATTGTTGCTGATGCAGATCCACCTTCTGTAACTGTTCCGATTGTCAAAACATTAGAGGGGCCTGGGCCTCCTATTATTCCATCAATACCTCTTGGCAAAGTAAGATTAAGTATAGCGGCTGAGCTTGTACCTACATTTGTAACAGAAGCTGGAGTTGTAGCGCTAACAGTTGTTACTGTGCCTATTTCTAAGGTGCCTGCTGGGCCCTGTGGGCCTGGATTAGCCTCTATGAATGCTGCGATGTCCTCGCCAAGGTTACCAAGGTCTCTTGGGACGTCTGGCGTGTCTGTATAGTCTGGAAATCTCCAGCCATTTACTCCTGTGCTCATTTTTTTATTATACCACCTATTTACTTAATATATACATGTGCGGGGCTCATATATCTAGTGCCAGATGTAATTGGCATTACCTCATGTATATATGGCTCTTGAGAAGGGAACATAATTAAGCTTCCAGCTTTTGGCTTTATGGTAATGTTGTGATTTGGAAAGCTAATTTCTCCGCCTTCGTAATCATCATTAACGTAGGCAACAAGAGAGAAGGCTAGGTCTGCATTCCCGTCTTGCCCATCAAAATGTGGGCCCATTGACTGACCTTGATTCCATGCTTTAATTGTTACGCTATCTAGGCTTAAATTATAATTATCTTTATCTAAATCATGTAAGGCTAAATACTTATCGGAACACATTTGAAATGCCATCAAAAAGCTGTTTGCTATGTATAGAGTTTTTTTATCTACAATGTCTGATCCAGTAGTTACCTTTAAGTTTGCCTTATTTATAGTTTTTGTTTTGCCATAAATTAAGCTTGAATCGTTGCTTGCAGTCCAGTTTTCCCATTTAGATATTCTGGAATAAGATTCTGGGTACTCTTCTATCTCATCAATAAATCTTTTTAAGTCATCTGGGAAGCTTAAAGCATTATCCCAGTAGTATATGTCTGGCCCTAAAATCTGAAGGTCAAACATCGTAAATTGCTTAAACTCTACATTATTTTGCATTTTATCCTTCCACTTCAGAAGCTGGGTATTGTTCTCCTTGAGGAGTTATTCTTACTCCCTTATTTCTATAGTCTTCCCACTCTGCCGCTTCTTCTTTTTGGATTGCTCTAACTTTTGCAAGCTCTTCAGCCCAAGCATCTCTTACTTCTTGTGGGTAGTCGCTTTCTTCTCTGTCATCCCAAAATGATCCAAGAGTGTATCTGATTGACTTTTTGACTGTAGTGACCTCATGCATATTGTGGAATCCACCAGCAAAAGTAACAAGGGTGCCAGTTTTAGGAACGATTGTCAGGCCATGCTTAAAGTTTAATACTCCATCTTCAAAGTCATCGTTTAAATAAAGAAATGTGGCATATCTACTTCTAGTAAATGCACCAGAAACTCCATCATTAGATGTGTTATCAGAATGCATATTTGCAAAAGCTCCTGGTGCCCATCTTTGAGAGTGCCAGCTTATTTGAGACATTTGCTCTGGAGATTTCCCAGACATGTCTGCAGTTGCATTTATAACTCTTTGTCTTAGGTCTTGGAAAAAATCTCCTGGAAGACCAGCAGCAATTGTATCTGGATCGTTTAGCTCTGGTGTTCCAGATGAATATGATTCATAAAATGAAATTGGCATCCATCTAAGCTGATCTTTTTCCATTTTGATTGCTAAAACATCTATAATAGCCTTGCACTCATCTTCAGTTAAAAAATTATCATACTGTACGATGTCTGGCTTATGTCTAGTTATAACCATATTTCTTTCCATATTACTTACCCTGACCCTTTTTGTTGCTCATGTAGTCTTCATATGAAACTTCTACTCCATCTTGAAAGTAAACCATGTTTCTTTTATCATCATGATCTATTCTTTCCTGCTCCATCTTTGCCCATCGGTAAGCACCAAATCTTCTTTGATTTTCAAGCCACTCATCTGTGCCATTGTGTGGAGTCATAATAAAGTTTCTCACAAAGAACTTTTCATTTGTGTTAATTGTTTTTACTCCATGGTAGTATGGCTCTGTAGATGGGAATACCAAAATATCTCCTGCTTTTGGCTTATGGTTAATCAGCTTACCATCAACATAAAATTCAATGTCGCCGCCTTCATAGTCATCATTAATATACATTGTGCATGTTATAAAAAATTTATCTCCAGGCATATCTTTTTGAGAAGTTATGTGGTCAGTGTGATATTGCATTGTCATGCTATTGTCTAGTGTATCAATATTTGCATGATACTTTGAATAAGAGCATCCACTAAAATGCCAGCCCTCTGGCAGCTCAATATTATGTCTTTCTACGTAATCAAGGATTACCTTGTTGTACGCCTCTTCGACCTCTTCGACAAATTTCTTTTCTTTAATGAACATTTCTTCCTGCTGAACTTCTTCTGAAACTTCTCTAAGATCTTTCTTTTGTGAATACGTTCCAAAATGCGCCCATGGATCCCATGTCTTTAAAAAGTACTTGCCCTCTGATGTTTTTTCAGACTCATTCATTACCTCATACAGCTGACTTGGATCATTTAAAACATTTCTATAGATATCTACTTTTGGATAAAGCTCTACATAATCTAATTTACTCATGGTTGTTTTTCTCCTGTATGTTTTTTTATCGTCCAAAAAAATGGGGATGTAAATCTATTTCCAGCAGTAACTGGACGTACGCCATGCGTATAGTTCATATCGCCTGGGAAAAAGTATGCTGCTCCAGCAACTGGCTGGAATTCAATTCCATGCTGCGGAAAATAAAGTTCTCCGCCTTCGTAGTCGTCATTAAAATAAAATAGACCAGCAAGATCATACCAAGGGAAGTCGTTTGCTCTTCCTTTTTCTGGACCAGAATGAAATTCTTTGTCTGCATGTGGTTCTTGTCTAGCACCAACTGGCCATCTGACAATTGCTGGACCTGTTTCTTTTGCATCTACATTAAAGAATGCATCTACCTCTATCT